CGCGGGGCTGAACCCGACGTTGAAGTAGGGCCCCTTGGGCCCCTTGTCCGGGACGGCCCGGAGGAGGACGCGGAAGGCGTAGCGCGGCGGCTGCCCAGGCACGGCCTGGAGCTGGCTGTTCAGCTTCTTGTAGTTCTTGATTTTGCTCGAGGTGATCGAGAGGATGGCCGCGCCCGAGGGCGTCTCCGCGTCCGGGCCCGGGAGCATCAGGCAGTACAGCTCGAAGGTCTCGATCAGGTCGTTGCCGTCCTTGGTGCTGATCTGCAGCTTGCCCGGGTTGCGGGCCTTCGCCTCCTGCACCACGGCCGAGTCGATCGCGTGCGCACCGCGGAAGCCACCACCACTGTCGCGCGGCACCCACTCGTTGAACACGTTCAGGGAGCACACCGGGACGAGGATGACGCCGGCCTCGCCGTCGATCAGCTCACCGGTGACGGAGTTGAGGAACATCCCCGCCTCCGCGCCCTTGATGTACTTCGGGTCGGCCTTCTGGAGCTCGGGGTTGAGCGCCTGGAGGAGGTTGAGGAACGGGGTCTTGAAGTCGGCCGCGGTCGTCCCCTCCCAGCCGGCTCCCTTCTCCTGGCCGTAGTCATAGGCCACGACTCCGGTGTTGGGGTTGGTCTCGGTCACTGCTTTCGTCATGTCTGGATTCCTGTGTTGGAAGATGCCGGGGAGCCGCCCCGGCGGCGGATGCTAGCCCTTGGGGGGCGTGATCTTGGCCTTCTTGGCCTCATAGATCGAGAAGACGTCGTCGGGGAGCGGGGAGCCCGCCTCCTTCTGCTCCTTGGCGAAGGCCGTCAGGGTCGACGGCTCCACCTTGGTCTCGACCCCCACGTTGGTGAAGTCCTCGGCGAGCTCCTTGACGAGCTTGCCGGCCTCCTCCTGCTGCTCGCGGGTGAAGGCGACGAACACGGTGCGCTTGATCAGCCCGCCGTGCCCGTGCTCGTCGAGCCACTTGTGCGCGGCCTCGCGCTTGTCCTTCGGGATCGACGCGGTGAGGATGTCCTTCAGATCGACGGTGACACCGCTCGAGGTCTTGTACATCTTGGTGCCCGCGAGCTCCATGACCTTCGGGATGTCGCGCTCGATGAGCTCCTTCAGGCGGAGGGACTCGCGCTCGAGGACCTCCTCAGCGGCGGCCACCTTCGCCTCCTGCTCGACAGCGAGGGCGACGAGGTTGGAGAGGGAGCCGAGCTGCTCGGCGGAGGGCTGCTCGCGGAACTCTGCGTAGGGGTCGGTGTGCGAAGTCATGATGAAATACTACCTCTCAGATCAGGCCAAGGTCGGGATCTCCGAGGACCGCGGCCGAGACGGAGCGCTTGTCGGCGAGCTTCTGGAGCACGTACTCGTCGATGGAGCGCTCTGCGACCAGGTCGACGTATGTGACCACCTTCTCCTGTCCGATGCGGTGGGCACGGTCCTCTGACTGCCGCCGGTCGGTGAGCGAGAAGGAGTTGCTGTAGTAGATGACGGTGCGGGCCTCGTTCAGCGTGAGGCCGATCCCGCCCGCGCCGGGCTTGCCGACAAAGAAGCGGGAGGCACCCGAGTGGAAGGCTGCCTCCGACTCGGACCGCGCCTTGTCGTTGTCCCGGCCGTCATACCGCACGGCCGTCTCGCCCGCCTTGCGGAGCGCCTCGAGCACCGCGTCGACCTCGGGGTCATAGCGGCACCAGATCAGGGCCTGACCGGGGTGGTCCTCGATGACGTCGAGGAGCGCCCTGATCCTTGGGTTGGGCGTGGCCAGCGGCACGAGCCGGCGCTCATCGTCGTTGGGGATGTATCCAGACGTGACCTGCCCCAGTCGCGTCTGGAGGACGATCCGGAGCTCTGCCGTGGCGGTGGAGCCGTCCTCGAGGACGGCCATGAGCTCGTCCTTGAGCTGATCGTAGACCCGGCGCTGGCCGGGGGTCATCTCGAAGTAGACCCGGCAGCGGCCCTTCGGGGGGAGCTTCAGGACGTCGTCCTTGCGCAGCCTCGAGCCGTAGCGGAGGAGGACCTCATTGAGCAGCGGCAGGTTGCGGTAGGAGTTGAGGTGCTTGAACTCGCGCCCCTGCTGCCCGTTCCAGCCGGTGGTCCACTCCCCGAAGAAGGACTTGAACGCAGCGAAGTTGGAGACGCCGAGCCCCGCCCAGGCCATCGGGTCGAGGAACCGCACCTGGGTGTATGCGTCGAAGGGGCTGTTGTCGACCGGGGAGCCGGTCAGGATGCGGCGGTAGGGGGCATGGCGGCCCATGGCCAGGATGCGGATGGTGCGCTTGGCCTTCGGGGTCTTGATCCGGTGGCCCTCGTCGACGCACATCAGGCAGCGCCTCGAGTCCAGCAGCTCCTTGGCGAGGTCGGAGCCGTCGTCGGTCATGACCGCGTCGTGGTTCATGGACAGCACCACGGGACCCTTGTGAGCAAGGAGCCCGCGGGCCTCCTCCTGGAACCCCTTGTTGCCGGACTTCTCGGAGCTCCAGGCCATCATCCGGAAGCGCTCGCGCACCGCGTCCGGCATGTGCTTCGGGATCTCCGTGCGGGTCCAGTTGATGTGGACACCGCGGGGTGCGAGGACCAGCAGCGCGTCGATCGCGCCCTCGTCGGCCAGGCTGGCGACGGTGTCGATGACCGGCTTGGTCTTGCCGACACCCGGGTCCCACCACTCCGCGCGGTCCTCGAGGGAGCGCGCAAGGTTGAACTCCTCGAGCTGGTGGGGGAGGGGCTCGGTCTTGAACTGGAACAACATCGGCATGCGAGTTGGGGTCAGTCGGTCATGGCTTCTTGAATGCCAGCCAGAGGTAGCCTACCGCGGCCGTGACCACGAGGCCGACGGCAGTGAGCATTGCCTTGCTCCGGATCGACTCCGTCGAGGAGCGCCACTGGCGGAGGAAGGCGAAGTCACGCTGCATGGCGATCGGGTCCTGGTCCGCTATCCCGAGGCCCAGAAGGGTCTCGCTGACTGTCTCGCGCATCAGCTGCCTCAGTTGCTCGTCGCTCATGCTGCGTTCGCTCATGATTCCAGTCTACCCTCAGACGTACAGGACCGCGTAGGCATTCTGGCCCCCGCCAGGGGCGGCCATGTCGAGCTCCTTCTCTGCACCGGGGTCGGTGGAGAGGTGGCGCACCTCGATGGTCTGGCCCGCCACGACGGCCAGGATGCTCCCAGTGGTTGCCCCGGCCGCGATCAGCGTCAGCCAGGCCCCACCGTTGATCCTGTACTCCACGTTGCCGGTCGTGAAGGCCGAGGAGAGGGTGAAGGCGTAGGTGCCGCTCTGCGTCGAGGTGTAGACATTTGAGGCGGTGCTGGCCGCGAGCGCCCCGAAGTTGAACTGCCCAGTCAGGGCGGTGGTGACCGCGAAGTCCCAGACGAGGTCGACGCGGGAGTAGAAGCCGACCCCGTCGACGAGGTGGTGCGAGCGCATGCGCAGGCGGAGGTTGGTGGGGATGACGCCGTTGGTCTCGCGGAGGATGTGGAGCCGCAGCACCGTGGCGTCCCTCGTCGACGTGGTCAGCGTGTACAGGAGGGTGTTGTCGGTCTTCCGCACGTCGACCTCGTGGGTCGTCGTGTTGGCGGCGGGGAAGTCCCCGAAGATGCTGCCCGCGTCCGTCGTGAGGGCTGCGACCTCGTCGACGGTACGGAAGTCCCGGCGCAGGAGGTGCGACAGGAAGCCGTAGGTCTCGGGCCCGCTGCCCTGGGCCTCGAGGCTGACCGTGGTGGCGAAGGTCGTGCCGGCCAGGTCGACCGAGGCCGGGGCGTAGGGCCGGCGGAGCCGGTTGTCCATGGCGAAGGAGATGGCAGAGGCCTGGCTGATGTCGAGCAGCGAGATGGCCGTCTCCGGGAGGAGCTTGATGTCCACGTTGTAGGGCTGCGTGAACACCGTGTCAGTCAGCACCCCGCCCGCGCTGACGAGGTAGACCCGCGCCCCGTTGGCGTGTGCCGCCTGGACCGTGTCGAGCGCCCCGCGGTAGACCGCATCCAGCTCGACGTTGCCCCCGCTGACCTGGGCCGACATGACCAGCATGAACTCGTCGTCGACCAGGAGGAGGGAGGTGAGGTTGGTGCCCAGGTCGGAGGTGGAGCCGGCGGGGCGGATTGCGTTCAGCAGGTCGGCCTGGCTGTCGGGGGTGGAGCGGAGGATCAGGGTGGCGCTAGGTGTGCCCGTACCGGCAGGCAGCGCCGCGTTCAGGCGGCCGACCAGCATCAGCTGGAAGCCCTCACCTGCGATGGCGTAGGGGCCCGAGGTGGCACCGGGTGCATTGCGCTGCCAGACCTGGAAGCCGAGCTCGTTGGCAATCCGGCGGCCAGAGGCCCAGACCCGGTCGGAGGGGGTCCCGAAGGCCCGGGTTGTGAAGCCACGGGGGGCCTCGAAGGCCAGCTGGTAGAAGAACGGCTTGAGCTGGTCCGAGGGCGGGGTCCAGCCGGAGGGGGGCGGGTCGGTGTAGCTGCCGGCCCGGCTGACAAAGACGTCCTCGATGAGGTCGAGCGTGATGCGTCCGTCCGTGAGCTCGCCCAGGTCAATCCGGATCACCCGCATGGGCAGGTCGACGATGCCGAGGGTGGTGTTGGTGTACCGGACCACGTCCGTCGGCTGGGTGGCGTAGAAGCTGCGGTCAACGACCACCTGCGCCTTGGCCGTGGGGTAGCTGAGGGAGCGGAGGTCGCGCCAGGCGATGGCGTTGGCCAGGGTGCGGTTCTTGACCCCGGGGTAGCTCTCCGTCACCGAGACGTTGGTGCCGCCCTGGAGGCGGATGTTGGCCATGTCCTGCGCCGGGGCATAGGTGGTCTTGTAGCTGTCGCCGCGGTCGACGAACTCGACCCGCACCTGGTTGGTCGTGTCCTTCCACGACCCCCGCGCGAAGTTCTTGAACTCCAGGCAGGTGGCCTCGCTGACGAGCGGGAGCGCGGGGATGCTGTAGCCGCCCCGCGCCAGCTTGAGGCTCCACTTCCCGGTCAGCTGGTTCTGGAAGATCAGGCCGTCAATCTGCTGCTGGATGATGTCGATGACGTCGCGGGCCGTCTTCGGGCTGTCCAGCACGAACGAGAAGCCGTTGCCCTCGTCGTGGAGCACAGTGCCGGCGGCCGAGAAGCTGGTGGTGTCGATGTCCCCAGCGGGGACGGCCAGGCCCCAGTCCGTGTTGGTGAGGATCTCATAGAGCACGTTCGCAGGGTTGGCGTCCGCGAGGTTCACCGTGGCGAAGGAGCCGATGCCCAGTCCGTCCGGGATGCGGACCAGCTCGAACTTCCATGGCTTGATCGAGGTCGAGTTGCCGATGTACCCCGACGTGGCCGCGGGGTAGGCCGGGGGACCGACCACAGCGGGGACGACGCCGCCCCGCTCCATGAGGGCGTAGCAGGTGCCGCGGTAGGCCGGGGGCGTCCCGCCAGGGAAGTTCTGGAGGGTGGTCCCGAAGGTCAGATCGAACTGGGCACCGGTCCCCGACCCACCACTGACCGACACCGGGTTGGTCGGCCGGACCGTGTATATGCCGGGGTCCTCCAGCTCCGCAGTCAGTACCCCACCGCCACCATCCACGCTCGTGATCAGGATGGTGGCCGGGGTCGTGAAGGTCCCTCCCACCACGGTCACAATCTCAGGAAAGATCGGGTTGTAGCCGCTGCCGCTCGGCGGCCCGTGGACAGTGAGGGAGGTGACGAGGCGGGAGGCGAGGTAGGCCGAGATGGCCTGAGTCTCAGTCCCCGCGAAGAGGCGGACGTTGGCTGTCACCCCGCCGTTGCCAAGGGTGTTGCCCCCGAAGAGGTCGGGCCGGTTGATCGATGTGACGTTGCCGTCCGTCACCGTGTCGCTCGAGACCAGGTCGTCACCGATCCAGATGTGCTTCAGGATCGGCGGGGCCACGTCGTCCCCGCGGCAGAGGCCGAACTGGATGCCCAGGAAGTAGCGGTAGCCGGTGACGACGTCCTCAGAGCTGAACAGGCCGGTCTTCTGGCTCACCGTGATCGGGTCCTGGACCAGGTCGCCGTACCACACGATGTTGGGGCCCGCCAGCTGGACCGTGCCCCAGATCAGGGGGACGACGCGGCCCTCAGTCGAGGTGGGAAAGTTGAAGTCACCGAGCGCTGCGGGCTTCGCGTTCTCCACGCTCGGCTTCGGCCGGACGAGCTCCGAGAGGACAGTGAAGACCGCGTAGACGAGGAGGTTGACCCAGAACATCAGAGGATGCCGTTGCGGAAGATGTCCTTGAGGGGGACGAAGTCGAAGCCACCGTAGTTGATCGTGTTGTTGAACTTGGAGAAGCAGGTGGTGGGGTCGTGGGCGCACCCAGCGAAGGCCGTGACCGGCTGCCCGAGGACGTTCACGCCGAAGGGGAGGAGGAGCGTCAGGAGGTCCCCGGTGTGGGCGAGGACGAGCCGCGAGTCAGTGATGGAGGAGAGGTCCACCCGGCCGGCGGTGAAGTACCCCGGGCCGAATGCGTTGGCCCCGGGGATCGTGATGACGTTGCCGCTGACGGCCGAGACGGTGCCGGTGAACTTGAACAGGTTCTCGTCGATCTTGCACCTGGCATCCCCGAGGACGTGGTTGCAGGCGGACTGGAACGTGAAGCGGGGGATGGTGCGGCTTGCGGCATCGCTCGCAGGGATCACGGCCAGCCGGGCCACCTTGCTGTTCTGCTCGAAGGACACGCTCTGCACCGACCCCTCGAACATCACGAGGACCTCGGGGGAGGGCGTGTCGTCCCGGTGGAGGCGGTAGATCGTGAGCTTGGCCTCCTGCCCGGGGATCGTGGCCACGTAGGAGAGGGCGAAGGGGTTGTCTGACGGCAGGAGGACGTCGACGATGTTGGTCCGCTGCTCCCGGCTCAGGTCGATCTTGCCGCGGCTGATCGCAATGGGGTTGTAGACGTTGCCGCCGATGGTCCGCGCGTCCTCCCCCGACGTGTAGTAGTAGTTGGAGGTGCCGACGATGATGGAGTAGAACTCGACCGGTTCCCCGGTCTCAACACTGGTCTCGAAGGTGTTGAAGCTCATGGGTCAGTCCAGGACGGTGCGGACCGGAGCGTAGATCCTAACCGCACGCTCACCCGGGGTGTGCTGGAGGGTGATCGTGTCGGTGTCCCAGCGCACCTTCTCGAGGAACTCGACGCGGACGACGTTGGCGGCCAGGATGTTGGCACCCCAGTTGGTCCCCACGGTCAGCGTCTCATTCGGCCCAGAGGTGTAGCTCGAGCCGGTGATCGTGTTGGTCACCGTCGAGCCGTCCGCGAGGGTGAGCCGGATGGCGTTCTTGGGCTGCCGGTTCCGGACGAACTGGGAGTAGCCGCAGTAGGTCACGACCATCGTGTTGCTGCCGCTCGAGATGTTGGCCGCCACCACGAGGTCGCTGAAGAAGGTCGGCAGGTAGAAGGACGTCTGCTTGCCGCGGAGGGCGTGGAGGAGCTGGCGCACCTTCCAGAGCTCGGCCGGCGTGCCGGTCCGGAGGGTCAGGACCGACATGCGCGTCCCGCGGTCCGAGACAGCAGTCTGGCTGATGAGGCCGGTCTGGCTGTCGAGGACGACGAGCTCCCGGTCATAGGACTCGCTCAGGGTGTCCTGGACGACCGTGCCAACATCGACGAGGACCTTGCTGTTGAATGTGTTCCAGCCCGCCGTGGAGGACAGGTCCGCGTCATTGTCGTTGACCTGGAACCGGAGCTGGAGCTGGGCCCCGTTGAGCCGCCAGCGGCTGCCCGAGACGCTGCTGTTGGTGAGGGCGGTCCGGAGCGGCATCACGAGGGTGCCGGCGGGGTAGGAGTTGAGGACGGCCGTGGAGGAGGTCAGCGTCGTCCCGGTGTGGGAGGCGAGCTGGAGGACGTCATAGGTCAGCTGGTCCTGGTAGATCAGGAACAGCCCTCCGTCGCGGTAGTCCGCATTGGCCGTCGAGGTCAGGGTGATCGTGGTCGCGCCGGCCGTGATGGCCGAGGGGGCCAGGCTGGCCTCGTGCCAGATGGCCACCCCGAAGGCCTGACTCTGCCAGTCGAAGAGGACATTCTCCACCCGCGCCCGCTCCGGTCCGTCGGCCAGGATCACATTCCACTCGAAGATCTGCCGGGGGCACTTGCGCAGCGAGACGCGCTGCTCAGTCCCGTCGAGGTGGCGGAGGACGTCGGTGAGGAACTCGAGGTGCTCGACGTAGCCGGCCTCGGGCTGCATCCCGAAGAGGACGACGCGCTGGAGGGTGATCGGGACACGGATGGTGTTCCCGATGTCGAAGGTGAAGTCGAGCGTGGAGTTGACCCGCGGCGGCCCGTTGGTCGAGACCTGGACCGACATCACGTCACCGTGCTGGTATCGCACGATGGACGGCAGCGCCGGCTCCCCGAGGAGCGTCACCCCCGCGCCCGCGTTGTTCACGAACGTGAGCCAGTCGTGGTTGGTCCGCCTCGAGGAGTTGTAGACCTCGATGGCGGCCGTCTGGGTGCTGACGATGTTGCCGAAGGCGAAGGACCGCGGGATGACGTGGAACTTCTCGAACCAGTCGAAGGCAGGCGTGGCCTCGTCTCCCTGGTTCGCCTGCCAGTTGTTGTGAGGCGGAGGCGTGCGACCGCCGGTCGCCAGGTAGGTGGCGTACACACCCGGGTCCTTGAGCGCGAGCGGCTCGTTGACGTGGACGTCCTGGCCACTGAACTGGGGAGCCCAGGTGTAGGCCTTCCGAGCGCTCCCAGGGATCGGGAGCGTGAGAAGGTCGGCCAGGACTGCAGCGGCAAAGGCGGTCACGGGACCTTCTTGTATGCGATCCCGCTGTAGTAGCTCCGGTCCGCGACGGCCGACAGGGTCTTCTGCGACAGCGGAAAGAACTTCCACACGTCCGAGCCAATGGTGATCTCGTCCCGGGCGTTGATGAAGTGGATGTTGCAGCCGCGGACGTCGGGCTGGAAGCCGAGGAAGTAGGCGTCCGAGGTTGAGATGCGGCGGTAGAACTGGCCGATGGGGTACATGGGGATCAGGCCATTGGTGTTGCCCCCGAAGTAGTGCCCGAAGTGCCGGGCGACCGGCCCACCCCTGAACCCGCCGTGGCCCAGGATCACCGCGTTGCCGCCCCGGTCATTGCCGGGGGCGTTGTTGTTGTCGGACAGCTCCATCCACTTCGACGCGCCACCCTCTCCTGGCAGTCCCTCCACGTGGAGGGTCGCGGCCCGAGTGCGGTTGGAGACGTCGCTGAAGAGTCCGTCCAGGCCAACAGCGGTCGTCGTCCCGATCGCACCAGTGCTCGCCCAGGACATGCCATAGCAGTACTCACCCCCGGTCCAGTTGCCGACCTTGTCGAGGACGCCGAAGCCGAAGTGGCGGAAGATGTCGGTGGCCCTCTCCACGACGACGTGGATGTAGCTGCCGGTGCCGAAGAAGTAGTAGGGGATGCTTCCCGCGTTCCCGAGGTCGTTCACGCACCGTCCGGGGGTGATCGCCGCATTGGTGCTGCCGACCCCGCCATACCCCGAGTCACTGGGGTGGTTGCCAGGCTGGTTGCCGCCGGTGTAGCCAAGGGCCTGGTACAGGCCCAGGGCGAGCGGGGTGCCGGTGTCCCAGCGGAAGGAGACGAACGTGTTGGACTTGTGGAGCGCGGCCTGGCCGGAGCCGGTTGCCAGCTGGTCCTGGGTCCACCCCGGCGTGCCGGTGGCGAACGTGAAGAGCTGGGTGACGAGGTCCGCCAGGCTCGTTGCGGTTCCGGTCTGGTACGTCATCTCAGCCTTCCTTGATCGCCATGAAGCTGTACTGGGTCGTCCGGTTGCCGCCCTGGAACATCCGGTAGGTCGCGCCTCCCTGGAGGAGGCTGTCGTTGTTCGCCTCCCCTCCGGCCTGGCTCACCCAGAACACGGAGTCCATCTCCCCCCAGATGTCGAAGTCCGGGGCGAGGCTGAGCGTGACCGTGGCGGGCACGAGCCAGCGGATGGCCCCGCCGGAGTCGGGGGTCGGCTGGAGCTTCTCGGCCGCGGTCCCGGGGATCCCGGACTGCGGGGCGATGTTGTTCCAGTTGAAGATGCCGTCGCCCACGATGTTGTCCTCCGTCGCGGAGGGGAGCGCTGACTTCCCGCAGGGGTACACCAGGTAGTCGGTGAACCCGGACCGGCTCGGGGAGCCTGTGTCCGAGGCAAAGCTGTTGCGCACGGAGACCCACACGCCGCTCGGGAGGCGGAGGTACGCTGGCCCGGTCTTCGATGTCAGGCCGATCATCTCGGTCAGCCCCGTGATGCTCGGGGCTGTCGTGTTGAAGAGGCAGTCGTGCCGCGCGGTCGCGCCCGCGACAAAGATGGGGTAGGGGAACTCGCTCGAGGTCCCGAAGGCGTTGAGGAACCCCGAGTAGCAGCTGGCGTAGTTGGTCGTGATGGCGTCCTGGATCAGGAACACGCCGATGATCCGGCGGCCGGTGATGCTGAACCAGAAGCTGATCGGGAAGCTGTCCGTGGTCTTGAGGGGGACGTAGGCACCGCCGGCCGTCGACGGGATCCCGTTGGGGCTGACCCCGGGCTGGAGCTCATAGTTGAGGCCGGAGTTGAAGCCGGTCATCGCAATCATGTCCCAGTTGTAGGCCGTGTTGCCGCCCCCGGCGGCCTGCTGGTACGTCTTGTACCCCACAAAGATCGTGTCGGAGCCAGAGCCGATCCCCTGGAGGATGATCTCCATCTCACCACCGGGTGTGGTGTCGCGCACCGCGGTCCAGCCCGTGGCACTCAGCGAGAGGTTCAGGGTGCAGCCGGTCCCGACACCAGTCACAGCCGTCGTCGCGGCCGGGTTGGTCGGGTTGACGGTGTAGGCCCCGCCCTCATAGACCGCGACCGTGGCCACGGCAGAGCCGCTGATCGTGAGCACCTTGAAGGTCGCCTGGTACGTGAACGTGCCGCCGGAGACCTTGATGATGTCCCCCACGGCATAGCCCGAGCCGCCGGCCCCGACGGTCGCGGTGTCGGCATGGTTGCTCGTGGCGATGTTCACCAGGGCCCGGAGGAGGGTCTGGTAGTTGGTCGCGGTTCCGGTCTGCCACGTCACTGGAGGCTCCTCTTGACTGCTTCCTTGTTCCTGGAGATGATGTTCATGATGGCCTTCTCGCCCTCGCGTGTGCTGAGCGCCTTCGACGTCTTGTTGGGGTCGTCGACGTTGGTGATGTGGACGTGGACCTGCGGCGGTGCGACGTTGACGGGGGCCTGTCCACCTCCCAGCAGCCGGCGGGTCTGGTCACTCGGGATGACCCGACCCCCCTGACCACCCGGGTCGACTACCTCGGGACCGTTCTCACCCGCGATGAAGGGGTGCTTGCCGGAGTAGTCCCCGCCCTCGGCGAAGAAGAAGCCGCCTGCGATCTGGCTCGAGCTCAGTCCGAAGTTGGCGGCCCCTCCGCCACCGCCGAACAGCCCAGCGAGGAGACCGCCACCACCGCCGGCCCCTCCTCCACTGAACAGCTGCGACTCGGCCATCTGCAGGGCGATCTTGGCGATGTCCCCGAGGATCGAGGAGGCGAGCGAGGCGAAGTTGAGCTTGCCCGTCTGCACAAACTGGGTCAGGGCGTTGTTGGCGCTGTTGAAGGCCCCCACCAGGGCGTTCTCCGCAGTGGTGGCGACGTCGTTCAGCTGCAGCTTGATCTTGTCGAAGCCGCGCGCCAGGCCCCCCTCGAGCGAGGTGTCGGTCTGTCGGGCAGCGAGGTCGACCTGCAAGAGCCCCCGGCTGAACTCCTCCGCACTGATCTTCCCCTGGTTGAACAGGACGTTGAGCTGCGTCTGCACGCCAGCGAGGTGCTCCTGGGGGCCCTGGAGGTTGTTCAGGACCTCCTGCTGGAGCGAGAGGACCGCGGCCCGCGCCCGCTCCTCACCCTGGAGCTGGTCGGTCAGCTCCTGGTGCTGAGCGGTCAGGTCGGTCAGCTGCTTGATCTCGTCCGTCGTCAGCGTCCGGCCAACGCTGTTCTGGGCCTGCATCAGCGTGATGGCAAGGGTGCGCTGCTCGTTGTTGAGCACCAGCAGGTCGTTCTCCTCCCCCATCTTGGCGAGGGTCTCGGCCAGGGGGCCCGCGGTGGGGCGCTCGTTCTGGGCACCCAGCTCGAACTTGCGGTCGAGCTCGGGGGGCACGGCCGGGCCCAGGGGGGTCTTCGAGGAGAGGGCCTGGTTGTACTCGAAGGCGCTGATCTTCCCCTGCTCGAGGAGCTTGGTCAGGGCCTCGACGCGCCGGGCATAGGCCTCCTGGGGCCCGTTGATCTCCTCGAGGACCTTGGCCTGCTCGGAGAGGGCCTGGCGGGTCTGGATCGCCTGCACGATGGCGAGGGCCTCGTTGCCGCTGAGCTTGCGGCCCTCGATCTCCTCGGCCTTGCGGAGCTCCAGGACGATCTCCCGCTGCTGGGCATTGAACTTGAGGAGGTCGGTCTCACGCTGCAGGTTCTCGAGCTCGCCCGTGAGGCCACCGCTCCGGAGGACGCGGTTGTACTCCTCGACGGTGAGGGTCCCGGCCACGAGGAGCTCCGTGGCCAGCTGGACCCGGCGTGCGTACTCCTCCTGCGGCCCGCGGAGGTCCGTCAGGACCTTCGCCGAGTCCGTGAGGGCCTGGATGTTGCGGAGCCGGCCGGCCAGCTCATCCTTCTGGTCCGAGGTGAGGGTGATCCCGCTGGCCTGCAGCTTCTGGGTCGTCTCGAGGAGCTTGGTCTGGACCTCCCGCTCCTTGTTCCCGAGCTGCAGGATGCGGACCTGCTCCTCCAGGTTGCGGGTCTCATTGACCACGAGCTGGTCGAGCGCGGCGGACTTCTTCTTGGCGTCCGACACCTGCGTGTACTGGTCCTTGACCTTCCCGAGCTCGGAGGTGTAGCCCTCGAGGAGCGTGAGAGCACGCTGGTCGTCCGGGTTGGCCGCGAGGACCGCGCGCAGCGCCTTGATCTTGGTCTCGAGGAAGCCCATGCTCTGGCCGTAGGCCGTGAGCGAGGGGTTGGCCCCAGTCGTCTCCTCGTTGAGGGCCCGGACGTCGTCAGCCGCCTTGCCGATCGTGACACCGATCGAGCCGGCTGCGGCCCCGATCACGACGAGCGGGCCCAGAGCAGCCGCGCCGGCCGCACCCATGAGCTGGAACCCCTCGGTGAGGGCCGTGGCCTTCGAGGCCAGCGCCCCGAACCGGACGAGGACCTCACCGCTGAGCAGGACGCCGAGCGCCGCGAGCGCCCCGCCCAGGGCATTGACGTGGTCCGCGAGGAACTGGATGCCCTCGGCGGCTGCGTGGGTGGCCCCGGTGCTCTCGTTGGCCGACGAGACGAACTGCTGGAAGTTGTTGCGCAGGTTGGTCATCGCCGAGTCCAGGGTCACAATGGTCTTCCCGAACTTGTCGTTGATCCCGTCGCTGGCAGCGAGCAGGGCGTTGAAGATCGCCTCGCCGCTGATCTTGCCCTCCTGGCCGAGGTTCTTGAACTCGCGCGAGGTAGCACCCAGCTGGGTCTCGAGCGCGGAGGCGAGGTCGGGGAAGTCCCGGAAGATCAGGCGCAGCGCGCGCGCGTTGAGCGTGCCGGTCTGGAGGGCGATCGACAGCTGGCCGACGATGCCGGTGAGGTCCTCGGACGTCCGCCCCTGGATGACCGCCTCCTGGTTCAGCGCCTTGGTGACCTGGAGGAGCTGGGCCTGGCTGAAGCCGACCTCCTGGTTGGCCCGCGCGAGCTTGGCGTAGACGTCAGCGGTGGCGTTGAACGAGCCGCGGCTCTGCTCCGCGACCTGGAACAGGCTGGCAGTGACGGAGCGCAGGTCCTCCTCACTCGAGGTCAGGTTGCGGAGCCGGTTCTGGACCTTCTCATAGGACTCGACGAGGTCGAGGGCCTGGTGGGCGAGCTCATACAGGCCGACAGACTCGCCGATTGCGGTCAGGGCATTCCCGACCTCATCCAGCTCCGTCTTGACCTGTCCCAGTCCGGCCTTGGCCTCGGCGGGGTCGACCTTGACGACGATCCTGAACTCACTGCTGTCAGCCATCCTGGGCTTCTCTCGTCCTCCTGGCCTCCGCCTGGCGTTCCGCGTCGTGCCACTTCATGTAGGCCCCGTCCAGCGCACGGATGATGTGCACCAGCCCGTCGATTATACCGGTGTCCAGTCCCGCGCGCTCCCCGTACAGCACAATACTGCTCCAGGGGATGGGGTACAGCCCCATCCCTGCCGCGCGCTCCGTGTCGAGCTCGCGGAAGGCCCGCATGTAGAACCCCTCGCCGGGGAGGAGCTCGGGCACATCGAGTGCCCAGTCAGGTGGCGGCTGTCCTCTGTGCTCGGCGACCTTGACTTGCCAGCCGTCTCGCCGGTACTGCTCCTCCCAGAGGAGCCGCCTGGTCAGTTTTTTGCGGTGGCGTCGAGCTCGGCGGGGGCGGCCTCACGCGGCCCGATGAAGTTGGCCGAGTTGGAGCAGAAGTCGCGGATGCGGTCGAAGATCCAGCCAGGCAGGGCGTCGAGGAAGGCGACGCAGTTGGCCCGCGTCCAGGGCACCTCGTTGCCCGCGACGTCGAGCACACCCGACCAGCCGCGCACGATGTGGACTGCGAACAGCTCCTTGGCGAGCTCGCGCTGGAGCTCCACCGACTCGGCGCTGGCTCCCTTCTGGCTCAGCTCGCGGAGTGACTCCTTGGTCTGGGCCAGGAGCGCGTTGAAGTAGGTCTTGTTGGCCTCGGTCGCGGGGGCGACCTGGAGCACCGGCTCCCCGTCGAGCTGGGTGAGGCGGAAGGGGACGATGCTGTCGGGGGAGACGTTGAAGCGCTTGAGGTTGCTGAAGTCGACCATGGGGTATAGCCCCTCCGAGGGCTGGAGGAACTATACCCCCGGGAGGTCAGGGCAGGTACGGGAACCCGCTGAAGCTGATGCTGTAGCCCAGGGTGGCGTCGATGAAGGCCTCGCACTTCTCCTGGATCGTCACCGTCTTGTAGCGCGGGAGGTTCAGCTTCCCGTCGCCGATGGTCATGGAGGGGATGTCCACGGCAACCCCACCGTCGCTGTTGCGGAGGATGAAGTCCATGGTCATCGTGGTGTTGTTCCGGATCGCCGACAGGAGGACGTCGGTGGTGAACAGCGCCTCCGCGTCGAGGTCGACGGAGAGGATCCCCACGTTCATGTACTTGGCCCCGAGGAGGGCCAGGATCTTCTCCGGCGTGACGCCGTTGTTGATCTTGAGGTCGACCTTCTTCCAGAAGGCGCTCTGGTCCACCTGGGTCGTCCCGTCGCGGAGGCTGAGCCGGATGATGTCCGAGCTCGTGCCGAAGCCGGCCGTCTGGACCGGCTGGACCGCGTTGTTGGCCCCGGTCGCGCGCACCGTCGTCGGGTTGGGCGTGTCCGTGCCGATGAACTTCATCTGCATGACCGCCTTGTCCGTCAGCGGGAGGTTGAACCCCATCTCGTTGGCGAAGTTGCCCTTGGGGTACAGGTACTCGTCGCCGGGGCCCGGGTTCTGCAGCCCGACCATCGAGGCCTCGAAGGTGAGGCTGCGCTCGACGAACCGGGCATCATCGACCGGGACGTTGCGGGTGAACTGCCCGAAGAGGACATCGATCAGCTGGCCCGCCCCGGTGTCGGCCGAGCCGACGGTCCAGGAGCGCTTGTCGAGGGTGAGCAGGTGCGCAGCGACGGCCATGACCCGGGCGGTCCCGTTGTAGGCAGCCGTGGCGAACTGGTTGGCAGCGAGGGCCCCACCGATCTTGATGAACTGGCCGACCGTGAGGCCCAGGGTCGTGAAGTCGAGGACCGCGCTGGTCAGGTTCCCGTTGGCGTCCATCGAGATGTCGCCGACGGCACCGCGGACTCCGCACACCTCCACGGTGGCGTTCTGCCCCTGGGTCGGGGTCTCCGAGGCGGGGAGGGTCGACACCGCCACCGACGAGGTCGTCGAGCCCGCGGTCACGACCCACAGGCCGTTGAGGGCCGCAGTCGAGAAGCCCCGCGCGAAGACGAGGCGGTTGGCGGGGACGGTCGATCCCACGATGGCCGTGTAGCTGAAGCCGGTCGCCGAGACGGCCGCCAGCGAGTCGAAGCCCGCGCCGCTCTCCAGGTGGATCGGGCCCGAGGTGTAGCCGGAGTGCGTGGCCAGGCAGATCGCCTCGCCGAAGTCGCGCACGGACTCCAGCGTGACGTCGCACTCGAACTCCACCGAGCTGTCGAGGTCGACGAGGATGCCCTTGCGCTTCTGGCGCTGCTTCGAGATGGGCTGGCGGGCCACCTTCTTGATCTGGGAGCCGAGCGTGCCGTAGCTGTTGGGCTCGACGAGCTTCCAGTTGGGCGTGCCGCCCGCGAGCGTCCCCAGGCTCGCCTCGATGCTGTACAGGAGGGACGTGAACTCAGTCTGAACGCGGCTCATGGGTCAATCCTCACTTCTTCTCATAATACTCGAACGACACGTCGACCAGGGTGACGTACCACTTCCCGTCAGGCCTGGTCTCCTTCACGACACCGCCAAAGAAGATGATCTCACCGAGTCGCACCCCCTCGAAGAGGGCCCGAGCTTGGTAGGCGAGCTCCGCGCCCTGGCGCATCCCGGCGTTGACCGGGGCCATCACCTGGACGTAGACACTGGCCTTGCGCTTGTAGATCCGGTTGCCGATCCCGCCGAGGGTCTCCTGGAACCCGTCGAGGTTCCGGACGGAGACGCGGCACCAGGCCGGGGGCGTGCTGCCCTTCGGGGTCTGGGGCTCGCGGTTCTGCTCGTTCTCGAAGACGTAGCCGGTTGTGGTGCCCCAGCCTGCCTTCCAGTGCTCCTGAACTGCCTCCCTCGCCTCGTCGATGGTGGTCACCCTCGCCCCTCCGTCCGGATGGCCCGGAGGACAGCCGCCTCGACAAAGCCCGAGGGGGCCTGGGAGGAGCTCCCCTCGTTCAGCCGCCCGATGTAGGGGACGTTGTTGGCCACGTACCCGACCTGCGGCAGCTCATAGGCTGCCACCGCAGCGATCCCGGCGGCCTGCGCGGACCGGCTCGGGGCCTCCTCCGACCCGTCGACGTCCTCGAAGGGGGAGTCGAGGCTGGGCACCCAGTTGTTGGAGGCATGCCCAGTGTCCACCGGCGTGTCCTCCGTGAGGTTGGCCGCGGCACCGAGGATGATTCCCTTGACGGCCCTCTCCGTGAACGCTTGGAGCGGGCCGAAGGCGACGTCGATGTTGCTCATGTCGCCTTCGGCCTCACGCACTCGAGGAGGTGAGCCTGCCAGAGGATGCGCAGCTTGCGGACCGTGAGCCCCATCCGCTTCCAGGGGAACGTCTCGCCGGCCTTGAAGGGCCTCCCGTTGTAGGGGAAGTCCCTCGAGGCCACGATCCGTCCCTGGAGGGTGAGGGGCTCGCGGACCATCACGCCACGGCCGTCCCGAAGAAGTAGCCGAGGTCGGCCGAGACCAGCTTCTGCTGGAAGGCCATCTCGATCTCGATGCGGTCCGCGGACAGCCACTCCATCCGGAAGCGCTTGATGCGCTGCCCCTGGGCTCCGGCTCCGAGGAAGCCGGTCCAGGAGAAGGTGTAGCCGCCCGAGGGCGTCATCAGGCCGGGATTCGGCGCAGCGTAGGTCAGGAGCGCCGACTTGCCACCGATGAAGGAGTGCACGTTGGCCGCACCTTCCGCGGCGGTGTTCTCGATCGCCTTCATCACGAGGACGCGCTGGAGGCCCAGCAGGGTTGCGATCGCCGTGTTGTCCACCCGGGCGATGCCGCCCGGAGCCGGGCCGATGCCCTGGTTGTACTTCACGCGGTCGATGATCTCCGGGTGGTCGATCAGCTTGTCGTAGACCCGCTTGGTCAGGACGAGGGTGTTGGGCTCGAAGCCCGTCGACTCGAGGACGGAGGTGATGCCGCCCCTGATGTCCTCGATCGGCTTGCTGGCCGGGTCGTTCCACTGGAGGAACTGGCCAGCACCCGGAGCCGCGGCCACACCCGCGAGGGACGTGGTCCAGACACCGGAGGTCAGGTAGTTGGTCACCCACAGCTTCTCACGCTTGATGAGCGCCTTCATCGACACGAGCTCGGTGGCCTCGCGGTCCGCATTCAGGACGGAGTCCTGGTTGGCGCGCCGCTGGTCGTCGATGTCGTGGTGGAAGGCGTACACCGGGGCGTAGTAGGTCGGGGTGTTGTCCAGGGTGAACTCGCCACCCTTGGACTCGGTGCCGGGCGCACGCACCTGCATCTCGTCGCGGTTGAAGTACCCGCGATCGTAGGTGTAGTAGCGGTCGCTCTGCTTCTCGACGGGGATGCTGGGGAACACTTGGTCAGCGACGAAGTGGTCATTGGCCTGCATGAAGGCCACGCTGATGTTGGTCAGCGGTTGGTTGACGTGGACGTCACCCGGGGTCGGTTGGGTCATGGCTCTCGTTCTCCTTCTTCTGGGTTTCTGCTGTGGTCAGGATCCGGGGATCACGCCAGGATCGGCGCGCAGCCCAGGAGGACTTCGATGACTTCGCCCGTGGCTCCGCCCTTCACGCACACGCCCATGACGTGGTACGTGGAGATGGCGACGACGGCCGCTCCGGTCGCGCTCGTGGCGACCTTCTGGTTGGGCGTGATCGTGGCACCGGCCACGACCTTCGCCACACCCTCGACCTGCACCTCGGCCGCCTGGCCGAGCGCGGTGGGCTTGTTGTTCAGGACGCCGATGGACAGCTCCCCGAGCGTGTTGTTGATCGCCACATTGCCCGAGCTGTCGAGCTCGACAAAGTGGTACAGGCTGGCCGACAGGTCCGCGGCGGCGGGCCGGGTGATCGTCAGCGGGATTTCGACTTGAGACATGGCTGGTTGTTCTCCTTCTTGGGGATCTTCTGGTTTTCAGTGGGCTGACCGGAGGTCAGATCCCCTGTCCGGGTTGCGTGGTCTGGGCGTACAGGGCCTGGCCCTCCGGGGTGTCGAGGACCGCCACCTTGGCCTCCGCCAGGGTGATCTTCCGCGTCTCCGCGAGGTTCTTGGCCAGCGCGTCGAGCTGCTCGACCGGGCTGGCACCGCTCGCCGAGACCTTGTGGCCCAGCGCAACGAAGGCCTTGCCCATCGTGGTGGAGAGGACCTTGAGGATGCCCTCGACCTTGCCGCGGGTCGCCTCGTCCGCGATCGTGGAGACCGCGCGGAGGAGCTCGACCTTCGCCACTGCCTCGCCCGGGAGGCTCTTGAACTCGTCCGAGGCCCGCTTGGCCAGGTTGGCGTCCACGACGGCCTTCTGCGACTCGCGGTTGGCCTTGCGGAGCTCGTCGTTGTCCTTGGCCATGCTGATGACCCGCGCGTCGTCGTTCTTGCGGAACACCATGCCGTTCTCGGCGGTGTACACGACCGGGTTGGACTCGGCCGCCTTCGCCAGGATCGACGCGCGCTCGCTGCGGTCCTTCTTCAGGAACTCGCCGCGGCCCGACTCGTCGAGGCCGGCGTAGTGGACCTTGTCCGCGTCCGACAGCTGGCCGAACGCACGGGACTGGGCCAGCTCCCCTTCGAGGGTCGCCAGGCGCTTGCTCATCTCTTCCATCTTCTTCTCGTCCATGTTGGGACCTTCTCCGTTGGGGTTTGCTGACTTCTGTGCACCGCCGAAGCTGTCCGGCAGCATGCTCTCGAGGCCAAGTGCCTTGGCCCTTGACTTGATGTGCCGTCGAGCCGCCTCGACGTCCTTGGCCCGACCCTGCGCGTGCAGCGCGTTCTCGAGGTCGGCCTTGTTCCTGATCGGGAAGGACCCGTCGGGCATCGCCGCGCCGCTGTCGGCCAGCTGGCTGCGCTGCTCCGCCGTGAAGTCGGCCTTCCAGTACGGTGCGCGCTTCTCCGCGTCACCCTCGGCAGCCTCCTCCTCGGGGGTCTCAGCGGACTCCTCGCCCGGGGATCCCTCCATGAAGGCATCGTGGATCCCGCCGGCCGCTGCGCGCCGCTTCTTCTTGTCGGGAAACTTGTCCTTCATCACCGCGTGGTCGTCGCAGCGGGCCATGAAGTCCGACTTGCTCTCGTCCGCCTTCGGCACCGGCATCCCGTCGCGCTTCATGATCACCATCGTCGCGCCCTCCTGGGCCGGCTTGTCGACAGCGCTGAGCTCGTCGATCCTGAACTTGGTCATGATCCTCTTGGCCATCACGCACTCTCCTGGACAACCCGGTCCTCGATCCGCTTGCCGCCGATCGAGAAGCCGGTGAATGTCCCGTCCATGAAGCCCTTGGCCACGGCGGGGTCGGGCCGCATCGCAACCATCAGCCCCGTCTTGTCCGTCTCGATCCCGAAGGCCTTGGCGACCTCCGTGGTCATCGGCCACGCGAACACGACCGTGCCCGCGCTCGCGCCTTGGTGCATCACCCTCGCCTCGCGGCTGTTCGCCATGAAGTCGGTCGAGGCCTCGAGCATCGCCTGTTCCGGGATGTGGTCACCCTGGAGGTCGAAGTAGTCCACACCGTCCTGTTTGCAGACGATGGCCCAGCCCATCACGAGGCCGAGCGAGCTGTCGGCCTTGACGACCTTGGCCTGTAGGCTGAAGCTGTCCATGCGCAAGGCTATCTTCCCCCCTCGGGGCACTCCCGTCAAGGGGGGGCCCATCAGGAAAGCCGGTAGGTGACCCGGCAGCGGCAGTTGATCGTGTCCTCGGCCGGGGCGGTGGGGTCACGCGGCTCCATCAGGCTGTTGCCCAGGCCACTCTGGAACGGCTGGGTCAGGCCCCGCTTCTGCTGGTCCATCTCCAGGTGCCACTCGCGCGAGCGCCCGTCATGGCGTGTGAGCCAGGTCCTGACGACCTCCTCGTGCTTGAGGTGCCCCGTCTCCACGGCCTGGAGGAACCCCTCCTGGATCCCCTGGGAGCTCGCGCGCAGCCCCTCGGTCCGGGCAATGGTCTCGGCCCTGAAGTTGACCCAGCGCTGGCGGTAGCGGTCCACCATCCGGTCGATCGTGGCCGGCGGGATGGGGCGGTCCTGGCTGATGGCCGCGCGGACGGACTGGTCAAACCGTCCGTCGCGGAGCTCGCGCTGGAGGGCCTGGGCGCTGTTGCGCTCGAGGAGGTCGCGGTAGGACTGGACGACCCCCTCCTGATACCGGGTGAGGCCGAGGGACTCGCGGAGCTCGCGCGCCACGTCGCGGGGGTTGGTGCCGGCCGCGACTCCCCGGGAGATGATGTCCCGGAACAGGTCACGCTGCGGGTCGGAGACCTCGCGGATGAGGCGGAGCTGGGCCTGGCGGATCGCCGAGACGGCCCGCTGGTTGACGACGTCGAAGCGCACCGCCACACCCTGTGCGTCCTGGATGAACTGGCCGGCCTCGTCCGCGCCCTCGTGGAAGATGTCGGCCCAGATGCCGGACAGGCCCAGGGCGAGGGTCTCGGTGGTCACGATCGCCTGGCCGAGGTTCCCCGACTCCATGAGCGCCGCGACCTCGGCGGTGTCGATCGACCCCGCGACGTGCGTGATCAGCTCGAGGTAGGTGGCCTTGAACTGGCGCTCAGCGTTGGCCAGGAGCTCGTCGAGGCGTGCCTGGCTGAACTGGTTGGAGGCCTTGGCGATCAAGCGCCACGCACCTGGCAATCGTAGGTCGCGCTGGCCGGGTCGCGGATCACGTTGACGACCTCGGCCTCGACCCCCTCGGCCTGGATGTGGTCCGAGGACTGGGGGACGATGCCGCTGGGGAGGCTCTTGCCCAGGAGGAGGACGCGGCGGTCACCCTTCTGGACCAGGTCCCCGTCAAACTGGGACAGCCGGTAGTCCACGACGACACCCTTGCAGGCGTAGGTCTTGCGCGAGGGGTGGACCCCGGAGGTCAGGTCCCCGTCGACGCGCTGGCCCGGCGTGAGCCGCACCAGCGTCATCTTGAGCAGGCCCGGCCCGAGGGACTGGTTGAGGATCGCCGCGATGTCGACGCCGAACAGCTTGGTCATTTCACGGGAGACCTTGGTTGAAACCGTACTCGTCGGCCGCGTCGAAGGCCGAGCCGACGTCGGTGCCGCTGACGATCCCGAGGGTCGGGTTGCGCCCGCCGAGGAAGGGGGCGACGAGCTCCTGGACGATCCAGGGGAAGCGCATGTTGCGCGTGCCGTCGGTCGGGCGGAAATACTCCACCTCGGCGGGCCCGGCCTTGGCGACACGGATGTTCGAGCCGGTGCCCATCGACGTCTCGAGGTCCGGATTCTGGGTGAGCTCGAAGGCCAGCTCGCACTCCGCGTCCTTGATCTCCTGGGGGACCATCGTGGGGTCCACCGCGTTGCCGTCCTGGTCGGTCAGGCCCGTCCGGGGGAAGGCGAGGATCTGCGCCGGGTCGGTCTCCTGGCCGTTCCAGTCCGGCCGCTCGAGGAGCTTGGTGGCCGTGAGCAGGCTGCGGTTCTGGGTGTCGGGGTCGAGCCCCGCCCAGAGGTCGGCCGCGCGGGTCGAGTCTCCGAGGAACACGCTGGCCTCGGCCAGCGTGACGTAGGTGTTGGTGCCGACGACGAGGGCTGATGTCACGGGTTCACCACATTCTTGAGGACGGTCAGGGTGCCAGTGGCGACCACGAGCGTGAAGGGGGTCGAGTCGATGTACAGCTCGAGCTCGAAGTAGAAGTCACCCGCGAGCGGCTCGGAGTCGGTCCCGAGGAGGAACACCGACAGCTTGCCGTTGGTCGGGTCGGTGATGTTGATCTCCGACGAGCCGTTGGCGCTGTCCTTGGTCACGACCGGGGTGGCCGTGATCGGGTCGCCCGAGGTGCTGAGCCGCGCGAGCGCCCAGCGGGCCGAGATGCCGGTGAGGTCCTTGGCGACCCCGCCGTTGTCCTGGTCGATGACGGTGTAGCGGATCTCCCGCTGGTTCCCGGCATACACGCTGTCGATGAGTCCGGTGACGGCCATGCTAGCAGACATCCCCCTGGAGGTCGCCATCCTCATCGTACCCGGCCTGCTGCTCGGAGACAAGGTCGCTGCCAGCAGAGAACTCCGCAACCTCGTCCCAGCCCCCCTCGAGGAGGGCGACGGCCTGGGCCCCACCACCGAGCTCGGCCACCGAGTCCGCCCCGGCCGGCAGCTCCATAGGACAGGCGAGCGTGAGGTTGGTCCAGAAGACCTTGATGCGCGGGAGCGTCCCCGCGATGGCCAGGATGAAGTCCTCCTCGAGGGTGGCCGCGCCGGCCAGGCGGGGCAGCTGCGCGTCGATGGTCAGCTCATACGCAATCGAGACGGTGAGGTCGGCCTCGCACGTGAGCTGCCCGAGGGTGCCGGCCGCGTCGAGGATGAACTGCTCCTCGAGGGTGGCCGCGCCGGCCATCCTCGGGAACTGGGCATCCACAGACAGGTCGTTCTCGTTGGTGGAGACGTCGAGCGTGGCCGCGCAGGTCAGCTGGCTCATCGTCCCGGCCGCGTCGAGGATGAACTGCTCCTCCATCACGGCCGAGCCGGCCAGGCGGGGCAGGGTGGCGCTGGCCGTCAGGACGTTGTCGGACTCGAGGACGGCTGCGCCAGTGAGCCGCGGGAGCTGCGCGTCAGCTGCGAGGATGAAGTCCTCCTCCAGCACTGCCGCGCCGGTCAGGCGTGGGAGCTGCGCGTCGGCCGTGACGACATAGTCGGCCTCCAGGACCGCAGCGCCGGTCATCCGTGGCAGCGTGCCAGCTGCCGTGAGGATGAAGTCCTCCTCGAGGACGGCCGCGCCGGTGAGGTTGGGGAGGCTCCCCACGACCGACAGGATGAAGTCCTCCTCGAGGACGGCAGCTCCCGTGAGGCGGGGCAGGGTGCCGGTCGCAGTTGCGATGAACTGCTCCTCCAGCACCGCGCTCCCCGTCATCTTGGGGAGGGTCGCGGCCGAGGTCGCAATGAACTGCTCCTCGAGGACGGCCGCGCCGGTCATCCTCGGGAGGGTGCCGGTCGAGGCCACGGTCACCGTGTCGAGCTCCACCATGGCCAGGATGAAGCGCTTGGCCGTGCCGATGCTGGGAGCCGTCGTCCAGTTGAAGGTCAGGCCGTCGGGATCGAACGAGGCGACGACAGCGATGGCCTCGGAGGTCCCATCCTCCTTGGTGATGCCATAGGAGGAGAAGGCCTTGCTCCCCGTGTTGGTGGTGGAGACCGCGTCCTTGTCCCACACCGCGTTCATGAAGATCTGCGGGTTGGTCGCCTGGTCGAGGGGCGTCAGTCCCCCGAAGCCGAAGGAGCTGGCAGTGGTCCCGGTGTCGACAGTCGGCCAGGCGTTGCGCGAGCCCAGCATCAGGGCCGAGCCGGGGTAGGTCCCGAGGCCGGGGTAGGCCTGGTTGCCGGTCGAGGTCGGCTCCGACAGGAGCGCCTGGTGCATGATCTTGCCACCGTAGTAGATGGCCATGTAGAGCAGGGGCGGCCCGAGGTCGACGTTGACGTCGGCCGCGTGGTCAGTGTTGACCGTGAAGCCGTCGTCGAGGAACCTCCCGAGGTCGGTGGTCGGCCGCGTGAAGCCGGACTCCGTCAGCAGGTGCGCCATCGCACCATCGGAGCGGGTCTCGAGGCGGACGAGGGAGGTGGCGTTGCCGCTCTGCGTCAGGGCGTTGAGCGACTGGGTGACATGGCCGTCCATCGCCATGCCCATGTAGAAGTTGAAGTCAGCGCGGAGCGTGCTGTCATAGGCCCCGTCGTTGGCGAGTGAGAGGACCTGGTCAGGCCGGAAGGGTGTGGCCACCTTGACCTCACCGGCAGACTGGACAGGAGGGGTCGCAGTCCCGACCTGGAGGACGAGGTCCGCGCCGTACAGCGCCACCACGTCGACCTGGTAGGCTGCGGCCGGGGTCGTGGTCCACACCAGGCTGACGACGTTCCCGGACAGCGAGCAGGTTGCCACCGCATCGTAGCCGGAGCCCAGGCCGTACTGCGGGAGGCGGACCACCGCGTCCGTGAAGCCGGCCTGGCCAGTCAGGGTGCCGGTGTTGTTGTTCTTGGCGAAGCCACAGATGCCGCCGTAGTTGGTCCCGTCGAAGAAGGCCTTGGAGATGCGCTTGCCGCCACCCGACCCCTGGGCGACGTCGGTGACGATGACGATGACCCCCTTGATCGTGTCCGAGGCGATCGAGGGGAAGGTGATGGTCTGGGTGCCACCGCCAGTGCTGGCCACGACCTGGAGGCCGTAGGTCGTGACGAGCCCCGCTGCGATCGCCCGCCCGCCGAAGAACCAGTCAGCAACGACACGGCCCGGCGTGTCGAGGACCTGGTTGGCCCCGACCCGCAGGTTGTGCGGGCAGAGGCGCTCCGGCGTGAAGTAGGACGCGGTGACGAGCCGGTCCTGAGACCGCAGCAGCGGCCAGGCCCCGCGACCCGAGATGGACGTCAAGGCCTACCCCTGCGCGTACTTCAGGCTGCCCGCGACGGCACCGGCAGCGGTTCCGGAGAGGAGGACAGCCCCGTACAGGGCGCTGGAGTCATAGATCCGGGGGAGGCCGAGGTCCGCGAAGTCATACACCCCGCCAACCGAGGCTGCTGGGAAGAAGACCTGGGCGAGCCGCCTGACCACGAGGAGGTTCACGGTGCCGGACACGTAGGACGTGCCGAGGGTGATGCTCTGGATGGAGCGGATGCCAGTGTCCCCGGCCTGGAGGGCAAAGGGGGTGATCTGGCCGGCCTTGGCCGAGGCGGGGAAGTTGGTCACCAGCCCCGCGCTCCTCGAGCCGGTGCCGGCCTGGTTGGTGTAGGCGAAGGTGGTGTTGCTGACCGAGCCGTTTCCGCAGTTGGCGGAGCAGTACAGCCAGGCCTCGAGCCCGCCACCGAGGGCGTCAGGCGTCGAGCCCGAGGCGGGCACGCACCTCGAGTTGAAGGTCGGGGTCGTGATGCTCTGGGCCGTCGTCGTCGTGATGCCGATGCCCGTGTTGTACCACAACACATCGTACAGCATGAAGGCCGTCATGTTGGCCCCCAGCGCGATCGACAGCTGCGCGAGGTAGCCGTTGCCCGAGGAGGGATTGGTGTACGGCAGAGCCCCGCCGAGCGTGGACTGCGTGAGGTTGGCCCCGTTCAGGCCGGGGGAGCCGAGGGTCCAGGCACCCGGGTTGCCCGCGAGGGCCTGGAGGCCCTGCCACTCTCCCGCGGCGGTCCCGGTCGAGGTGGCCTTCTGGATTGTGACCGGGGGCACGAGGCCCGCGACGATCCCATCGACGGTGGTGATGGCCATGCTACATGAGCTCCGCGGTTGCGTATTCCATGCTGATCTCGTTCTGTGCGTTGGCCACGCTCATCGTCCAGGCAACCTGGAGCAGCCGGTCGGCCGCGTCCGAGTCAACGGCCGCGGCCCCATTGAGGGGCGAGCTCTGCGACGTGCTGGCGAGGGTCGCGGGCACCGCGATGTCTCCCACCCCCGTTGTGGGAGATGTGCGGGTGCCGACCGGCCCGATCTGGAGGGACCCATTCAGCGCCTGGTCGTTGTTGGCCTGGGCCGTGATGTTGAAGTCGAGCATCCAGGCCAGGCGGGTCGCGGAGGCCGTCGCGGCACCGGTGTCGTCCTGGAACATGACCGTGCCGCCGTAGGCGATGGCCAGGGTCACGAGGGGCGAGCCCGAGTTGAGCAGCATCGTGCCACCGCACCGCACGCGGAGGACCTTGCCAGCGAGGAAGAGGCCACTGGGCAGCGTCAGGCTGATGAACACCTGCTGCGTGGCGTTGTTGTTCACGACCAGGGCGGTGGTGATCTGCCCGACCGTGACAGGACCGCGGGAGCGGGTGATCCGGACGTCCAGCATGCGGCTGGCGTCGATACCCGTCGTCCCCGGCGGTATATACACCAGCGCCAGTGGCACGTCCCCTCCCTGGAAGCCGCCGATCTGGGGCGACGTCGCGGGTGTGCCCTGGCGGACGGTCTTGGTGCCATCCGAGGCGACCACGACGAGGTCGAGCCGGCTCAGGGAGGCATCCGCGGCTGCGATCGTGACGTTGCCGGCGGTGACGGCCCTCAGGCTGCCGCTCGTCCAGACCGAGCCCTTGGCCACGGCCAGCGTCATGTTCGGCGACACCTGCGGGGTGACGGCCGCGCCCGAGAGGGTGAAGTCATTGAGCCCGATCCGCACCGCGTCTGTCTTGGCCTGGAGGAGGACCACAGTCAGGTCGGCCGCGGCGGGGGTCAGGATCCGGCTCGTGCAGGTCGACACCGAGTAGATGCCGAGCTCGCCCAGCATCAGGACGTCGTGCACCTGCTCGCGGCTGACCTGGCTGCCAGCCAGGAGGCCAGCGAGGGTGGCGAGGTCGACCTGCTCACCGGCCGACAGCGAGAAGGTCGTGGCGATCGAGGCCAGCGTGACGCCGGGGGCGGCCCGCTTGTACTCCGCCAGGGATGCCATGAACTGGTGGACCGGCAGCTTGACCTCCCCCGAGGCGGGGGCGACGAGTCGGGTGAGCAGGCTCATCTTGTTCTGGCTCGAGGCGGTCCGCAGGGGCACCGCCATGGCGATCAGGTCTCCGGCATCGTGAGCGTCAGCGACGTGCACTTCACCGTCGTGTGGATCACGATGGACACCGAGTTGATGATGGCGTCTCCGCCACCGCCGGCCGCGGTCACCGATCCCTGGACCACGTCGGTCGTCCCGTTGCCATCGTAGATGCGGAAGAACGACGCTGTGCCGGTGGCGTTGGCGTCGGTGTCGTCCGCGATGGCGTTGGCGACGGCCCGCCCGCCCGGGGAGCCGTTGATCGCAGCTGCGAACGACGGGTTGCTCATCACGAGCTCGGCCAGCAGCGTGTTGCCCGACAGGGCCGTGTCCGCGCTCGCGGGGACGACGCCGGAGTAAATCCGCAGGAGGCCCGGGGGGCTGTTCAGGTCGACCTTGGCGGTCACCGCGTCTGCGGCGGCCCGCGCGGCCACGTTGCTGATGGAGATGCTCATAGGGTCTTGCTCTGGGCTGGGTTGGCGGTGATCGGTCCTTTGTACTCGGGCGCAGCGTCCGGCGCTACCGGCTTGCCGGAATCGGACTCGACCGCACGCTGGCGGTCACCGGTCGGCTGGAGGGGCTCGTTGGGCGCACCTGCCGCAGGCTTGCGCCCCGGGAGGGGCTTGACCCCGGCCGCGTCCTGCGCGACCGGGCCGGTGAGGCTGATCGGGATGGAGTGGCTGAGGCCGAGGATGTCGCGCACCTCGTCCACGGCCGGGTCGTTGGGGTCGAGGACCGCACCGGCCTGGGCCATCTGGAACAGGGCCGAGGTGACCTGCTCGATGTCGCGGTAGGCAATGGCGTCCGTCTTGAACTCGGGGGCAGCCTCCTCGGGGATGCCGTTCAGCGCCATCAGCGGGAGGATCATGTCCTTGCCGAAGGTGCTGCGGAGCTGGGACAGGGTGGCATCGATCGTGAGGGCGAAGTTGTCCGACTTGTCCCGGCTCAGAGCGTTGGAGCCGCGCGGCCCGCCTCCCAGGAGGAGGTGCTCCACACCGAGCACCCGGGCAATCTCCTCGTTGAGGCGGATGATCGCATTGTGGACCTCGGGCTGGGCACCCGCGTCAGTCTTCAGGAGGTCGACACCCCACTGCTGCGTCGCCGAGGGCGTGGCGTTGGGCCCCTGGTCCGTGTAAGGGACCGAGTCGAGCATCATGCCCAGGGAGGGCGACTTGACGTGGTTGGTCAGGAAGTTGCGGAACGGGAGCAGGATGGCGTCCACTGCCTCGGCCGACATCGTGCCGGCCTTCTTCATCGCCTCGA